TCATCCTCATTGACTTGCGCTGACATAACAGGTGCCAGTCTTATAGGAAGCCATTTGTTCATAGTGGGCCGCGCTAGTTCAAAATCTGAGCCACCTGCGAGCCAAACATTAATTTCAACAGTGGAAGAAACAGTACTTGGAGCCACCAACGGATTAAGCACAGAAATTGCGAGAATTCCTCCGGCAGTGCGAGATTTATTATCGTCACTAGCCTGATCCGTAGACAACCAAGGTACCGCCGATGTAAATGGTACCTCAAATTCGATTTCGTTGGAAGTTCGAAGATCCAATATCCAAGAATAACCATGATCATAATCATAGTCGTCTGATTCAGTATTTCCTCCTGGGACATACGATATACGCAGTCTACCAGAATGATATGCAGTTTTAGCAACTTGAATCTTGTATTTCATTGAACCACGCCACAGATCGAAAGCGCTCGCAACATATCCCACCATTGTTGATTCCAAATAAGGATACGCCACTCCGCCTACTGTTTGAGAATCAAAGTGCATATCCATAGGATGCACAAAGAAACGCAACAAGTCATCGGAGTCAGCCACGTCCCATTCAAAAGTTCGGCGCAGCACGGAACGACTAGTAAGATATGATATGTCCATCTCATCAACATCCGTACCAAAAACATCCACGCGGCCTTGTATAGAATTGGTTGGCATTGTAGCAAGGATAGTACCCTCGTCTATGCCCTCACCATGTGTATACGCGACCGCAGGTAAATTTAGATACTTGCAAGGAGCGGAAACTGAAGCTGGCTTACTGAGTCCTACTGCACTCGCAGTGTGAGCCGCTATCTTTGACATCCACGTGAGTGGCGCGAAAGCATCACCTATATAGGGTAGGCCCTCGGCCGCACTTGAGAATGCCGCAAATTTAGTAGTAATATCAGATATGATACCAGTCTTTGACTTGTCTTCCTCCTCAGTATTTATTTGCGCTTTCATTGGTGGTACCACAAGCCGAGCAGCTGTAGGTACACTAATATCTAGATTTTCAAACCATGCAAAGATAGAAACAGGAGCAGAACCTGCGACACCAGAACGCAATTGGTTCATGATATCAAGGTACATAGTGCCCATTTCATTGATAGAGTTAGTAAGATTGTAATGATTATAAGGGTTAACATATGGTATTCTTAATTCTATAACGTTACCAACTGATGCATCTAAAATAGCATGTGGGAAAGCAGTTTTAGCGGTGAGATAATCATTGGCAGTGCCACGATTGCCCACAACTTCACCTAGAGGGGAGAAGTAAGCAAGCAATTTGCCCGCCTGAAATGGAGTAGTATTGGCAATAATTCGCACACATATATCTGCGCGCATGAAAGTGAAGTTAGCTAACTTACTCGCAACGATAGCCTTTTGCAACAAAACATCCGGGAACGTAAAAGTAGCAATACGCGTGTTATTCACATCAAGAGATTGCCAGGTCACTGTCTGCAATAGAGCAGGACGCGCCAGAATATCCTCAAGTGTGTGCGTACGCACTTCACGACCGGATGCATATGCTACAGGTGCCAACGGTGTCATTCCGGGCAGCATAGCACGTTGCGTGGACGTATCATCTAAGTAAGTTAAAATTTCTTGCGAAGAAGCTCCCATACCTTTATTCGCAGTTTCTTGTAAGGTAGTGGGGTTGTTCATAGTTCCAGAAGACGATTGAGTATTTGTGTTTGTGTTTGTAGCAAGTTAATTGTTTAACAACTTAGGAATGCGATAACTTAGTCAACAAACCAGTTGGATCGGATCAATATCCTTAAATTATAGTGGCAAACATTGATCAATAGAGGTAAATACCTCTCCACTGGCGCACAGTGACAAAAAGTATTTTGCGCCACTCGGGTCCGTCACTTCAGTATTAACGATCATATGACTGAAGTCCATGCCCAAGATTATTGTTCCATTCGGGAATCCACCCATGATTGAAAGGGTGGTTGCTTACGTAAATGGATACGGCAAGCGTTTTTGATTTGTTTCATTTTAGTGTTATACACGCTCTCCGGATAAAGGGAAAGCTCATGCATAGCGACTGCAATGTTCTCGATCGTAGATTCTTCAATATTTAAGGTCCCACGCACCCAATTTATCATTTCCATAATTACGCTCATCTCTAAACAACCATGATATTGACGAGCAACATCATCCCATGTAAAGGAACGCTTTAGGAAATTAACTTGATCGAGTGAACGAAACGGGATAGTGCTATCACCTTTATCTTCCATTGTATATTTCATACCGATTTTCTCATACCCCTCACCAATTGTTACTTGGTTAAAAAGGTCGATGACATTATCTGAGATATTCAAGACATTGTCATCTCCGTACGAAATCATACATACTTCTTTGGTGAACGAAGTTAAGGAGCGATATTCGGTGTCTTTCATAGTGTTCAACCACACAATTCGCATCGAGATGGAATTGTAACAACTATTAAGAATCACGGTCATAGGGTTGCCCGAAGGCTGTGAATGGGTCCACTGGTAAAGATTATCGCGGTATATATGAATAGAACTGACTATGTCCTCCCAAAGAACTGTCCGTATTAGACAATTGTCAGGGCCATCGTCGTACCATTCATTAACCATGTCCAAAATCCCATGCATAATTTGACTGTTCAAAGTACCGTCAAAATTGGCAAAATCACCAGCTACAACCTTATCACCCTTGGTAAGCAACGCTTTGGACAAGCGATGCCAATCACCTGAGTAAGGATTAATCCCAACAGCAACCTCGTTCGATATCATATTCTGCATTACGTGAGCATTGAAACCCAAAAAGTACATACGAAAAGCCAAAATATAATCCTGTGCTCCAGCCGCGAAAACACGTGTTTTCCCAGCTGCGACCTTATCCAAGGGTCGACGCTCGTCCTTGAGGGTATCAATCCAGTATACAGGTTGACGTCGTCCGAGACGTGCCTGGTCGATTCTGTTAGTAACAGCGTCTTTCAGTTCCACATTGGTCAAATCATAGTCTCCATCTCCGAGCCACCCCGTTTTTCCAACGGTGCCACTCTTTTTCTTGTTTATCCAAGGATATCCAGGAGAACTACGACGATTTATGGGATCCAAAAAGAGATCATCTGTTCCAACAATACCTTCCTCATAGGTTAGCACACGGCGCAAGGACGCATTTGTGCTTGAAAAGATGAGATTTGCGAAGTGTTGCGTAGCACGTTGCACATCTTCCGGGTCTATCCATTTCTGTGACACACCACATTTCTTCAAACCCTTAGATAAGGGGTCAATTAATTCCCCATCTAAACGGAAAGCCCGCAGTGCCGATGGTGCTGTCGTGATTTGATCGAGGGCACCATGCAAGGGACTTTCTCTAAGAGCTGATTTCAATGCTGGGGCATAATTCCTCCCTATTTTTCCGATAGGTATGAAATCCCCTTCTGGTAATGTACAGTCATCCGATATTACATCTTCAAATTCTAAGTGAATTTGAGCTTCCAGTGGAAAATGTCGCAACAATGCTTTTACATCCTCGAGTGTGAATGATGTAGCACACCCGACTCCTCTTCCTCCAGCAACATGAAA